GTAAGATACCATCGGTGGATTCTCTGCTCGTGATACCAGTGATGGTCTTTCTTCTAATCCTTCCCAGCATTTGTATCGATAGGAACACCAACCGCATTCTTTACCGAGTACAAGATTGCCTGTTTCTTTTTTGCGATAGGTTTCAGGTATTGCCTCATAGCATCGTTCAAACTCATTCTTCTCTAGCCTGTCTGCCTTCTGCTTAATCTTTTCTACTTCAGCTTCAAGATCAATTGAATCAGCAGCTACATATTTGAACTCACCATTCGCCTTGTTGATTACCCACCAACCACCTGCCTTAACTCCCATTGCTTTTGCATAGCCAGCAAGCTGACCTACATATCCAAAGGAATCATTGTCGTGTAGTGTTTGGTAGTCAACAAACTTGTTGGCATAAGACCAAGGACTAGCAGACTTCACATCATCTACTGCACCCTCAGTGATCAGGTCGGGTGTGCCATGTATCGTATGGTCACCTGCAACTAACGTCACCTTGTCCCCATTTGCATATGCCACACCTGCTTGTGTTAGCAGACCCTTGAACACAGCCTCAGCTATGTCACCCATCATCATGTTGATTACGAAATTTGTAGAGTGTGGGACAGCATCATCTGGATTGTTCTTATCAAACCAAAGCTGACAGTAGTCACGCCCTACGTTTGACATTCTCAATGAGAAGTTATTGCTATCCCGCTTGTCCACAAACTGCCGAAGTAAAGCAGCACGAACATCACTGACGATTTGTTCTACAACCTCCTCGCTCAGTGTGCTATCTCCGTGCCTAACTTTACTGAGATACTGGTGTATCTTTAACTCGGCAGGATGGTGCATTACTCTACCTCTACGTCAACAAACTCTTCAACGATCTCAGCCAACTCTGCGTCAGGCTGTGCCTTTGCATTGCCATTGAACTCTTTAACGATGTAATCGTTGTAGTTATCAATCCATGCATTGAAGTCTGCAAACAATGCCTGATCCGCATCGGTAAGTTCAATCGTGCTACTTAATTCAAGTGTTGATGTAGGCAAGAAGTACGATGCACCTGTTGGTAATGATTGCTCTTCTGCACCTAGAGTAATGCTGTGCTGTGGCAGGATACGATTCTGCTTAGCCATCTGTGCAATAGGGGCACCCAATGTTTTAAATGCATCCTTGTTATCTACTTCCCAAATGAAAGGGACAGATTCAAGGGTACCTAAGTCTTCACCCTTTGCATTTACTGCACCCTTTAATGTAACCTCACCAAACAGTACACGTACACGCTTGATGGATTTCAATAGGGTCTTAGTTTCTGCAGGTAAAGATTGATAGTCTTCAATCCAACCACTTGGTTTGCCACAGTTAAATCCTCCGGCATTATCACGCAAGTCATCCTTGAGATCCTTAGCCATGATGGTCTTGACATACTTACCCTTGGTATCGCCATTGCCTTGGATGTAACGCTTGTACATGAATCGTTGATTGAACAAACGAATCGATACATCGGTTGCATACACTGGCTCAAGATTAGGACGGTCCAGTACATAGCTTCCTGCAGCTACAACTTCTACCTTCTTCTTCTTGCCACCGACAGTGGTCTCACCCATGATACCTTTGTGATCTAACTTCAAACGAGCTAGATTGTTTTGCTTCTTTGGTACAGCAATGTCTGCACCCATGCCCATAGCCTGAGCCATAGCTGCAAAGTTACTGTTGTTTACTAATGTAAGATCTGACATATTTACCTTTCTATATTTGATATTTACTTCTGCTTGATTCCTGTGCATCGTAGCTCAGTCGATACTTCTTAATCTTCTGAACTAACTGGTGCACGTTACTGCTCCTTTCGACAACAACACCGTCAATGCTAAACGTAAAGTGTTTGCCGTCATGTTTATATTCGAGCTTCATTGATGAACCTCCTTTTGTTCTAACCAATTATCCCCCATCTTAGCCTCAAGTGCAAGGGGTACATTGAAATTTATTGACCATTTGTTATTGATTAATTCCACCAGATCTTCCTGCACAGAATCAATAACCTTAACGACTTCTGCTACCTCGTCTGGATGTACGTCAATCACAATCGAATCGTGTACCGAATTAACTACACAACTCTGGTACGGTTTCAATCGATTGTAGATTTCCACCAGTGCCAATGGCACGATGTCTGCCGTAGCAAAGGACTGAACAGGGTAGTTCTTAATCGCTGTGAAGTGTGTCACTGTACCATCCCGCTTACGCTTGACATCAGGGAAAGCAAACTCCCGATTGCTAGGTATCTTTATGTAGCCATAATTTAAGGCTTGCTTAGCCAGTACACTGTGCCACTTCGCTACCCCACTGTACTTCTCCATGAAGTGTGTATAGTATGCAGCCTCACTAGCTGTACGACCATAGCCTGTAGCACCATAGAGTGGGGCAAAGGTATGTGTCTTAGCTACCTGCCTACTGGTAGGCTGTCCTGCATCCGAGATAACCTTGGCAGTGTACGAGTGCACATCAAACCCTTCGGTAACTTCCTTCATAGCAACTGGATCCTGTGATAGAAATGCAGCTACACGAAACTCTAGCTGTGCAAAGTCTGCCTCCATGATCTTGCCACCATCAAAGCGAGATACAAACACCCGCTTGACTGGGAATGTATTACCCCTTGGCATGTTCTGCATATTGGGATTAGACCCACTGAACCTGCCAGTCGAAGTGATGTGCTGATTCAATCGTACATGTAACATACCATCCGGCTTGACAAAGTTAGCAATGCCATCCACGAAATTACTTAGGTAACTATCTAGTGCTGATAGTCTACGTAACTTGCCTAAAAATTCAGCAGCATCTGTCATACCTTTGGATGTAGCCACACGTTCCAATGTTTCAAGGTTATCTTTACCAGTACCAAAGCCATTGGCACTAGCCCACTTTGCATTAGGTGCAGTGAACTTTAGTCCGGCAATGTCTTTAGTAGGCTTAAACTCAAAGCCTACACCGTTACATGTACCACACTTAGTTGCTTTCTTAAATGTAGCACCATCCTTCTTGGTCTTATAGAAGAATCCCTTGCCGTCACAACTCTTGCACTTCTCTGCACGAGTCTTGTACACCATATCAAAGTGTCTCTTTACAGCCTCTTTAAAATCAATGTCATTCATGTAAGGTGTAATGGCTGTAGCCCATGCATCTTTACTACGTGGTTTACGGCTGTACACTATCCACGATAACTGCTCAGGGCTATTAAGATTGATGGGCGTATCTCCCATTAACATACGTACATGTTCTTGTAGTCTCTTCTCCGTCTCTGCCTTCTCAGTTTCAAACTGAATACGTACCTGCTGCAATGCATCAAGGTTTACTCGTATGCCTGTTTGATAAATACGGGATAGCACAATGCACACTTCGTTAGACATCTGAATAGTATCAGCCAGTCCCTGATCTTGAGGTGTCTTTAATCTTTCCTGAATAGATTTATATACCCCCTCAGTAGCACCCAAGTCATGCTCAAGATACATGCTAAGTTCAGAGTGAGGAATATCACGAGTGCTGTAACCATGTTTAAAGTACTCCTTGATTGTGTCTTGTTTTAGTACATCACAATTATGTCTGATAGCTACATTGCCTAAGTCCAATGGCATCTTAATACCACGCTGTAATACGTAGTCCCCTAGCATCGTATCAAACACTAGACCATCGTACTTAAATCCAGACTCCCACAACCACACTAAATCGTGGCTGATATTGTGACCAATTAAAAGTGTAGTCTTGTCTAACAGTGCCTGTACTGCAGTATGATTTGCCTTGGTATCCTCTTGCACTTCTGTGTGGTCAAAGGTGTAGATCTGACAAGGCATATCCAAAGGCTTGCACCCCACCATTACTAATGTGTTGCCGGTTTCAAACGGGTCTAAGTGTTTCTTACCCCCTCGATTTGATACTGTGTTCTCTACGTCAAGCGTTAATATCATGAACTGTAAACTCCTGTTTGATAATCGAACTCGCAGTTTACAATTCTGTGTGCACCACTAATCTTGTTCTTTACAATGTTGAGGTACCGCATACCGTCATCCTCTGTCTGGTCATTCATTGGTGGATTACGTGCAACTAAAATCATTAGATCTGATTCACCTGCAAGTCCTGTCTTACTACCTTCAATCATAGCCTGTGACAATACAATCTTGCCCTCAGCCTCAGCCGATAACTGTGTGCAATATACAACGAGACACCCGTATAGCTTACCTATGTTGCGTGCGTATATAGCATTAGCCTTGAGTGTCTCATGATTATTTGATGCAGCACCATCCTCAGCAAACTTACTGCCGATGTCCATTACGACAATGTCTGGCTTGTGCTTTTTGATTACCGACTCTGCCCACTTCATTGTCTTACCTGTTGCATCCACAAACTTTAAGTTATCTTTGATAGGATCATACGCACGGTGTGCTGTGTTCTTATCTGCCACAATCTGTGCCATAGTCATGCCTGTAGCAGCAGTCATGTAACGGGATGCTATACGCTCAGGCTTCTCCTCATTACACAGGATTAAAATCTTTGCACCCTGACTAGCCCACCCATGTGGTGCAGCACACAGCGTACTGTGAAAGCTTGACTTACCTACGTTACTACGAGCACCAATTACAAACAGCATGCCATTGTCTAGTCCATTGACCGACTGAAACAGTGACTGGATATTGAATCTCCACTTGGTATTGGATGCAGATGTAGCTAGTAGATTGTCAATGCTATTGTCTACGTACTCAATACGAATCGATGGTGTGAAATCATCCTGATAATTATTTAATATGCTACGCAGTGGTTCCATCGTAGTCTCATCACCATTGACGTATGAGAATCCAAGGTTAGCAATCTCCTCACCAACAACCTGCCGGAACATATTGCTTAGTACTTCTGTAGCTACATCAGAACCCATGACATCTTCATTACGAATTTTATTAAACTGCAATTCGTATGAGTGTTTCTGTGCTGTAGTTAGTGTGGGATTTGCTGCAAAGAATAATGCTTTAACTTCATCGACAGTTAAATCTCTTTTGTATTGTTCCATCGCACTGTCAATGATGGATTTAATCTTGCGTATATCTTTTGTGAATAGCTTTTCAGGACATCTGTTTCCTCTTGTCTCATCGTAGAAGTCCTTGTTCATTAGACTTCTAATCAGCGTGAGTTCCATTTACTCTCCTATAATTTGCTTCAGTTTATCTATGTCTTCTGGAGTTCGATACTTGATGTCATCTTCTAAGTTTAAGGCTTTAGCATTAATACCACCGGCTCTTAACTCACGGGTAAACATCAGGGTCTTACTCATTGCGTCAGGATCTAATGCTACCACAACAGTGGGGTACTTGTAAAGCATATCTTTGTGTTCATCCAAGAGTGCAGTACCTAAGAGGGCAAAGCCTGTGCCACCTAACGTATCAACTACGGCTGCACTAATGCAATCTTCTACAACTATGGCTATGTCTGAGTCACCTACAATGTAGGGTACCCGTGCCTCACCATAGCGTCTCCACTTAGGCTGTACATCAGGGTGACCCGCACGACCAGTAGCATCTACAAGTTTACCTTCATGCCGGATAGGAAATACAACTCGATCCTCACGAATGTCATACCTTAAATCTAACCAGTGTGGATCTAGTTCATACTTATCACACAGAGTGCTAAGGTATGGCTTGCCGTAGTCTACGATAATCCATTCAGGTAAATCAAACTGGACAGGCAAGTCTTGATGATACGTTTCTTCACGCATCATCTTCTGTAATTCAGATGCAGTTAATTGCGTGCGTGTAATACCAGACACGTTACAACTGTTGGCATAGCAATTCCACATCAACTTGCCATTGTCATTGACAGCCGTGAATGTTTTGTATCGCTTACAGACTGGACAGTTACCACGATACAGCTGACCTAGAGATAACTCTAGATCCTGTACGTATCGTCTTACATCTATGCTCATTTCTTTTTCTTTGCTTTAGCTTTAGCCTCGCTCGTATCAATATGATGTTGCATTACATCACTCGATACAATCTCAAGTTCAGAAGTCAAGTGTTGCATCATATCGTAGACAGACCAGAGTGCACCACTCATACAATTGTCTGTCGTGTCTGCAGCCATCATCTCTACGATGTACGAAAGGTTCTGGTACTTGTATTGGATGGTGTCTAATTTACTGCTGATTTCATAATGTGTCATGTTTACTCCCAGTGATTAACGAATGTTGTGTGCTTCTTCATAGGTTTATTACTCATACTAGTTCCTCCCACTTAGTTTCTTCTGACATAACCTGTACGTCAATGCCTTCCTCTTTACATTTTTTAATTAAATTATTTAACACTGAGCCACCATACCGATTTAAGCCATAGTTATTTTTATGGCACCGATATACCGAGCCTGAGTGTCCTTCAAAATCAAAGTAGTTTTGCTGGGCATTAACGCCTACAATACCACTATTAATTTGCCATGAATCTGCACCTGCCCAGCCACCATACCAGCAAGCAAATACTCTGTATAGTTTTGTCTTGTCATCTACAACCTCGATGACAACCCATCTGTCTGGTATATTCATGTGCGACTCATTGCTTTTAATCCTGCAGCATAGCCCCTCTCATAACCAACTTCATAACCACCTTGGTGTGCCATAGCCTCGTGATGACTACATTTATCTAATTGGTTTTCCAACTCTCTTATTCTGTCTGCTTGTTTTCGTAGCGTAGCTTGTGCTGTTAAAGACCATTCACCGCCAGCCATTAATTCATCTGCTAACTCGTATGCGAATTCGTATTCGTTCATACGCTTGGCAGCAAATGCCTCAGCCTCTTCCAAAGAACAAACCTTATACTCGTCTGTTTCTTTCATAGAGCAAGCGACATCAATTGCTTTGCTGACTGCTGCCCATTGTTCCCTTGTTAAAGTAACTGTTACTTGATCGGGTGATAGGTACGTATCTGCATCTAATTCTTTAGCTACATGTTTAGCTTTATCAAAGAACTCTTTTTCATCTTTCATTTACATTTCCTTATCTTATTCGTTAGCACTTATACTGTATCACCTGCCGTACTAAAGCGGAGCTTAGCAGCATTCTTTGCACTTGTCAAGGTATTTTTCATGTAGGGTTTTACTGACTGGGGATTAGCATGACCAGTAACTGCCATGATCTGGGGCATGGATACACCGGCATCAATCATCTCGACTGTGCCAGTTCTACGCATGTCCATTATCTGATACTCCTTAGGTAGTCCGGCTGCATGTATGACACTTCTGCCCAAAGTAGACAATGTTTTTCTGTCGTATGGCTTAGCCAAGATCTTATTGTCCCCACAGTAAGGTGCTATGTACTGCTGAAAGTCTACGTCAGCCCTCTGCTGTACTAACATTTCATGTAACTCATCAGTGGTTGGTAGTTCTACCCTAGCCCTACGCTTAGATTGTTGCAGGTACAACACCCTCTTATCAAAATCGTAGTTATCCCATGTCAGATTAGCCATATCCCCTAGCCTCTGGCACCACTCGTATGCCATCTGCACAATAAGACCTACGCTACGCCATCTAAAACGGCTATAGGCAGTGTCTAAGAACAACTTGATATCCTCCCTCGTCCATACCACTTTGCGTGGTGTGTGCCTACGTTTAGATACCTTGCTGAACGGATTTATCTGAGCATACCCTAGCTGTATTGAATAGTTGTACAGCTTACTGACCACAGCATGGGTATGATTAGCATATGGGACACCCCTTTCTGCCCATTTATTGTATGCAGTCTGGGCATTGGGAGTATCAAGTGAATCGATATACATCTTTGATATATCCCTGCTACGTACATGTGTACCTAGGAATGTCTGGATGCAATACCGATAGTCTCTTTGGGTGGTGGGTGAGAGAACCCGATAGTCTAAGGATTGGTAGTACTCGTCAATCACAGCTACCAGTTTCTTCTTAGCCATTAGTCTGCCTCCTTTTCCTCCTCGGTTTCCTTCTCGAATGTACTCTCCATTAACTTGGTATTCCACAAGCGAATGTAGTTTGAGTAGTCAGGTCCAATCATGTAGTACGACAAGACTTCAGACAACGCAGCCTGCCTACGGATCACATCTTCAACCGGATCAAACATCTGACGTGATTGCTGCATGAGGGTAGTAACGCAGGACTCGTATACATCTTTCAAAGCTGCGATAACTAGCTGGTCGGTTTGCTCATCAGGTAATTCAAAAGATACTTTCATTTTATTTCCTGTCAATAGTTAAGTGGACATCAGTGCAACAGTTAAAACAAATAGAACGGTGACTGTATAGATGCGTACAGTCCAGTAATGCTTATTCAAAACCCTAGGGTCATGGATCAGGTAACTCTGTATCTCAAGCATGTCTACATCCTGTTCAATGTACTTGGGCTTGAGTGGATTCAGATAGTACGCTGAACCAATCTTAATCTTGCCGTTGTTATATGGTACGTTCATAGCTTGTTCTTCTCCTTAATAGCATTCTCAATGTCTCGTGCAAAATCAAAGATGTCTTGTCCCTTACGGCATGACTCGATGTCATCATCTGTAAGGGGTATGTATTCTTCCTTGGGTGCTACGATTACTTTCCTACGCTCAAGCTTAGGT